CTAATGGAGTCTACGCCGGGATACTTTAAAGACGATAGGATAAGGTTCGTATAAATGTCTCAGCCTTTTGCTCTTGCATGTCGAGGTGGTTTAAATGTTAACTTGAACCAACTTGAAATTATGGGTCAGCCGGGGTTAGCTACAGAGTTACTTAACTTTGAAGTAGATCCTGATGGTGGCTATAGGCGCATTAATGGATTTACTCAGTTTGGAGGAAGTTCTACAGCTAAACCTAACTCAGCTAACGCTATTCTTGGAATGTTTGTGTATGCAGATGGTTTAATTGTTTGTTCTGGCACAGGTATATTTTTTAGTCAGGATGGCACTAGTTGGTTAACATTAAACAAAGCTAGTGTTGCAGGAGGAGGCGATAATTATTCTACCTTTACGGGACGTTCAACTGCCGCTAGAACAGGTCAGCTACAATGTACTTTTGCATTATTTGAAGGTACGACTGACTACGGTGAAGTTTTAATTTGTGATGGGGCTAATGAGCCTTTCTTTTTTAAAATGACCGGAACAGGTGGTTTATCTTCTAGAACTTTTTTTGCAGGTGAGATTACAGTTAGTAGTACAACAGCTCCTAAAGTGGGGGTTATGCATGAAAATCATTTTGTTGTAGGAGGTGCTTCTACAGCTAAAAATACTATTTATTATAGTTCTAGTGTTGATCCTGATTCATTTAGTGGTTCAGGAGCAGGAAGTATAGTGCTTACAGATGCAGTTGTAGGTCTTGCTAGTTTTCGTAGTGACTTAATTATTTTCTGTAAAAATAGTATTTTTAAATTAGTTAATATTAGTGATAGCGATAACATTGCAGTAGTCCCTATTACAAAAAATGTAGGTTGTTTAGATGGACAAAGTATTCAGGAAATAGGAGGCGATCTTTTATTTTTAAGTCCTGATGGAATTCGTACTATTGCAGGTACAGCAAGAATTGGTGACGTAGAGTTAAGTTCTGTTAGTAGGCAGATTCAAAAAATAACGAGTGTTATTGCTGGGAATATTGATAATTTTATTATTAGTAGTGGTGTATTAAGGAGTAAGTCTCAATACAGACTGTTTTATACAAATGTAAGTCAAAGTTCTTCGCTATCTAAAGGAATTATAGGCACACTCACTCCTAATGGTTTTGCGTGGTCTGAGACTAAAGGAATTCAGGCTAATAGCTTTGCGTCAGGACTAGATAAAGATGGTATAGAACAATTATATCATGGTGATAATGCTGGTTTTATTTACAATCACGACACAGGAAATGTATTCAATCCAGCGGGAAGTGCTTCTAATGTTGAGGCTATTTATTATACGCCTGATTTAGATTTTGGAGATATTGGAACAAGAAAAACAATAAAGTACATAAAAGTTTCTGTGACTCCTGAAGGAACAGTTCAACCTGAATTAGATGTTAAATACGATTTTGAAAGCGCAGATACACCTCAACCCTCTACATATACATTAGATAGTATACCTTTACCTGCTACTTTTGGAACTGCTGAGTTTGCAGATGCTGAATTTGGAGCTGCTGAAAACCCATTAGTTAGGCAAGCAGTAGAAGGAACTGGAAATACTTGTGCATTAAGAATTAAAAGTGATGATCAAAGATCTCCTTATTCAATTAATGGATTTTATATAGATTATATGCCTTCAGGTAGGAAGTAGATAAATGGCTTATTCATATACAAGACAAAGTACAATCTCTGATGGAGATACGATTACAGCAGCATTATTTAATAATGAATATAACGAGTTATTAAATTCTTTTGCTTATTCGTCTTCAGATGCTGCTGTTACAGGACACAGGCATGATGGTTCTGCTGCCCAAGGCGGTAGTATTTTTAGAATTGGTGATCTTGATTTTTTAAATAAAATTGAAGCCGACAGTACTAACAATAGATGGGGATTTTATGTACAAGTCTCTAGCAGTGCTGTTGAGCAAATAAGAGTACAAGATGGAGCAATAGTTCCAGTTACTGATAATGATATTGATCTAGGTACTAGTTCATTAGAGTTTAAAGATGCTTACTTTGATGGGACAGTAACATCAGATGCCTTTGCAGGGCCGCTAACTGGTGATGTTACTGGTAATGTTTCAGGCACTGCTGCCACAGTAACTACTGCTGCACAATCTAATATCACTTCTTTAGGGACGCTTACAACTTTAACTGTTGATAATGTCATTATTAACGGTACGACTATTGGTCACACAAGTGATACTGACTTATTAACATTAACAAGTGGTGTATTAACTGTTGCTGGAGAAGTTGATGCAACAAGTTTAGATATTTCTGGTAATGTAGATATAGATGGTACAACTAATTTAGATGCTGTAGATATTGATGGTGTAGTACAAATAGATGGCGCAACTACATTTGGTGTAGATGATACGGGTGTAGATGTTAAATTCTTTGGAGATACAGCAAGTGCTTACCTCCTTTGGGATACAAGCGCAGACAAACTATTAACGGCTGGTGGGGCAGTCATTGATATTGTTAAAGATAAATTACTGATTGGTGGTACGGCTGTAACAACTACAGCAGCCGAATTGAATGTATTAGATGCGGTAACAGCAGGAACAGTAACAGCTAGTTTAGGTGTTGTTGTTGATTCTAATAAAGATATTGGGACATTTAGAAATATTACTTTATCAGGTGAACTTGATGCAGGTTCATTAGATGTAAGTGGTAACGCAGATATAGATGGGACATTAGAAGCTGACGCAATTACAGTAGATGGTACAGCTTTAGATGAATACATAGCTGACACAGTTGGAGCTATGGTAGGTTCAAATACTGAATCTGGTATTACAGTAGCTTATCAAGATGGTGATAATACTTTAGATTTTACTGTAGGAACTCTTAATCAAGATACTACAGGAACAGCAGCAATTGCTACAACGGTAACAATTACTGATAATGAAAATACAAATGAAAATAATGCGCTTATTTTTACATCTGGTGGAGATTTAGATGGAGGTAATCTAGGTTTAGAATCTGATGGGGATCTTCATTACAATCCAAGTACAGGCTTATTAACAGCAACTTCTTTTGCAGGAGCCTTAACAGGTAATGTCACGGGTAACGCATCAGGTACTGCTGCAACAGTTACAGGTGCTGCTCAGTCTAATATAACTTCTTTAGGAACACTCACTACTCTTACTGTCGATAATGTAATCATAAATGGGACAACCATTGGTCACACTGATGACACAGATTTATTAACAGTAGCAGATGGTGTTTTAACGGTAGCGGGTGAAGTCAGCATGACTACGCTAGACATTGGTGGAACTAATGTCACTGCCACAGCCGCAGAACTCAACATACTCGACGGTGTAACCTCTACCGCAGCAGAGTTAAACATCTTAGACGGAGTGACTGCGACTACAGCAGAACTTAATTATCTCGACATTACTACGCTTGGAACCACAGCAGCATCAAAAGCTGTAACAGCAGATGCCAATGGTGTTGTGACACATGATGCGGGGACTTCTGGAGAATATACCGCAGTTACTTCATCAAGTAACGCAGTGTCTTTGAATCTGCAATTAGGCGACAACTTTAGCCACGATCTTACTGAGAACACAACTATATCTTTTGCTAACCCAGCATCCAGTGGCAAGGTATCTACAGCAACACTTAGGATCATTCAAGGTTCTAGCGCAAGAACAATCACATGGCACTCTAGTATCAAGTGGGCGGGTGATGAAGCACCTACACTTTCAACGGGGGATGATGACGTTGATGTTTTTGTCTTTTATACAGTAGATGCGGGAACAACTTATTACGGCTTCACCGCTGGACAGGATATGAGTTAATGAGTGGTGCAACTAAAATATTGATGGGTAGTGGTGGTGTTGATCTACCAAGCGATGATGAGTTTGATAACGTCAGTTTTCTAAGCCACTTTGACGGCTCTAACAACGGCACTAATAAAGTGTTTGATGATGCGTCAGACAGCAACCATACAATAACTACCGTAGGAGATACCACCCAAGGAACCTTTGGGCCTTTTGCCAGAGTAGACGGTGAGTGGGCAACTTCTTTCTCAGGAGGTTCTACTGGACTTATTGCCGCGAGTAGTTCTGATTTTACGTTAGATGGCGAATACACTATTGAGTTTTTTATAAACTTAAAATCAACCACCACCCAATCTTTTTTCTCAATAGGTGATACTACTAATACCAACGATATAGAATTGGATCTTTTTTCTGGAACTACGCTGAAACTCTATCAGGGTGGCTATAAGACTTTTAGTACAGGCAGTGATTTAAAAGTAGGGGTTTGGCAGCATCTCGCAATCACACGAAACGGTAGCAATCTTGTTACTTGCTGGGTGGACGGTACGGCTCTAGGAAGTACTTTTACACTAACTGCTGATTGTGATGGCGCACTTACAATTGGTAATACATTTTATGGTGGCTCTATTTACACTGCTGCTTGTCAAGGCACGATATCTAATTTTAGAATATTAAAGGGTACGTGTTTATATACAAGCAACTTTACACCACCAACATCAGCACTCACGGCAATTACAAACACTAAGATACTAACCTGCCAGAGCAACAGGTTTATAGATAATTCTACGTCAGCCCACACGCTAACAGTAACAGGAACAACTCCAAAAGTAACAGCCTTTAGCCCGATCCTGACCAGCGCAGTATATGACTCAGCGGTCAATGGAGCGAGTGCTTATTTTGATGGTTCGGGGGATTATTTATCAGTAGCAGACAGTGCTGATTTAACGCTAGGAGATACATTTACTTTGGAGGCTTGGATATTCCCAACAACTCTGAATGCTTACAATACTGTTGCGTCGCAAAACAGCTCTTCAGGTTATTATTATAGCGTACTCTCCAGTGGCGCAATGCAGTTTTATAAAGGTATTGGTGGCGGTGTACAAGTCGATAGTGCTGCCGTTCTTATAAAAAATCAGTGGAACCATGTTGCATTTGTTGCAAGTAGTGGCACAGCATATCACTACATCAACGGTGCTAGGTCTGGTAGTAGTGGTTCTATTGACGTAGGAGACATTGCTGCTAACCTACACATTGGTATGCAAGCAACAAGTACTTGGCCTTATACTGGGTATACATCAAATCTTCGTATAGTCGTAGGCACAGCCCTTTATTCGGGTACAACATATACTGTCCCAACAGCACCACTAGCCGCAATCACCAACACTAAGCTCCTGCTCAACATGGCTGACGGACAAGTGCTTGATAGTGCGGCACAAAATAATATAACTTTGCTTGGTAATGCTGATTCCAGTACAACTCAACAAAAGTTTGGCACAGCTTCTTTGGCGGTAGATGGCACCGACGATTGCGCGTCTGTTCCAGCCAATGCTGGTTTTACTAATTTATTAAACTCTGGAAAGTTTACAGTAGAGTTTTTTGTATACATTACTTCATTTAATTCAGGATCATATGGGGATTGGACTGGTGTTTTTAATGGTTCAAGTGCAGGTTGGTTAATCTATCAAAATGGATCAACTTTAGATGTGTATATCAACGGTTCAACTGTGTGCAGTGCTTCTATGCCTTCAACTGGAGCGTGGCACCACATAGCATTAACAAGAGATGGTACTACTCTTAGGCTTTTTGTTGATGGCACTTCAGTAGCTACTAGCACTGCTTCTTTAGGGGCCGATCAAGACCAGCCTCTTAGGATAGGGGGCGATACTGATCCCGGCGCGTATAGTAGAAATGGGCTTAACGGCTACATTGACGAATTTAGAATCAGCCATGTAGCTCGTTACACCAGCAACTTCACCCCAACGACAGAAGCATTCCCAGACAAAGGACAATAATGATAATGAAAATAGCACAACTAGATGGTTCTAATATTGGGGATATTGCAGACTGTAAAGTTTTGTACCCCAACACCAGCTTTCCTAAAAGCGGCCCTGATGCAGATTGGTTATCAACTAACTCCTGCGCTGAAGTTATAACATTCCTAGCCTTTGATTCAGCTACTCAAAAGAATGAAAGCGTTACTCCATATCTATCAGACGGTAAGGTCTACACACGCCGTGTGACTGACATGACGAGTGATGAACGAGCAGCAGTAGTCACGGCTAATAATGCAGCGGCAGCAGCAAATAACAGGGCAAAAAGAGATGCGCTTTTAGCTGAAAGTGATTGGATGGTTATTAAAGCTCAAGAAACTAGCTCAACACTTAACTCTAGCTGGGCAACTTATCGACAGGCTTTGAGAGACATTACAACCCATTCAAACTGGCCTAACCTATCGTCAGCGAATCCAGATGGAAGTGGCGACAACGATTGGCCTACTGAACCAAGCTAATGAAAGTTGATGGGTCTACTTCAATGCAACAGATCCAGCAAATAGGCTGGCAGAAAGTTGCTAATAATAAACAGCAAAAGCTAATAGATGCTGCTGAAGGACAAACATTACAAAAGGTACGCGAAGAACAGCAGTTTGAGATTTATCAGGCAAAGGGCAAGAGGCTAGAAATGGAGTCTGTTTCTGTTTCTAAAAGAATAAACGTAGAGGTTTAAGTGAATCATCAAGATCTAAGTATAATTTGCATTGAAAGTTATAATTCAATTGATTTTGAAGAATCAAACATAGAAGTAATTGTTAGAGATAATGTATTTGCTTTTAGAGGAACTGATGAACCTAAAGATGTAGTACGAGACATCAGAATAGCCCCTTGGTGGGTATCTGAATTAGGGTGGGTTCCAGCAGGATTTGCTAAAGCTGCTAAAAGATTAATACCTAAATGTTTATCAGAATGTATGAGTAGAGATATTGAACCAGATAAGATTGTTTTAACTGGGCATAGTCTTGGAGGTGCAGTGGCTCTTATTGTAGGAGCTTTAATGGTAAGAGATGAAGTACTTCCAAAAGAAATTGTAACTTTTGGTGCGCCTAAATGTGGGAGATTAAAACTTTTAGATGCTATTCCAGTTACTTGCTACAGGCATGGTAAAGATGTAGTCCCAATGATTCCTCCTTTAATGAGGAGACATAAACCATTAGAACAAGCAGGGACACCTAATAGTTTAATTAAAGATCATTACATGCATAACTATGCTGAAATGCCTAAGTTAGAGGGTTTAGTTAAATGAGTGCTAAAAAGTTAGAGTCTAACTCAGAATATGCCAAATATGATGCTGATGGAGATGGTGTAGTTTCAGATGCAGAATTAGCAACTACACAGAAGCTACAAGAATTAGAATTATTACATGAGAAAGCAGATTCTCAGAAGCAAATGGCGTGGGTAGCAATGATAAGTATGTGTTTATTTGCAATATTGCCTGTAATGCCTTTTGTACCTGAGTCTAGGTTATCCACGTTAAGTAGTCTTAGCGATATGCTATTCTTAAGTCAGGCTGGAGTAGTTGGGTTGTATTTTGGAGCTACAGCATTTATGAGTAGGAATGGTAAACAGTAAGTTTACAGGTATAGCTGAATAGACAGCTATGTTTATTAATATTAATTAATAGGAAGATATAAAATGGCACAACCTACAAACACTAAGCATATCCCCTCTTCTAATATTTCAGGTGGGGCAAATAGTATTTATTTATCAGAGAATTCTAAAGTATCTGGAGGCAATAGTAATATTTATTTGTCTACTCCAGCATCAGTAGGTGGTGGGGCTAATGATATTTTACAAAAAGATAACCCTAAAGTATCAGGTGGGGCTAACGATATATACTTGACTGATAATCAGCCTGTATAAATTTTTAAAAGGTTAGTAAGTTATGGCTAAGAGTAAAAAGGCTTTAAAGGCATTAAGAAGGCGTAAGTCAGCCAAGGGGCGTAGTCGTGCCTTAAAAGAAAGGCAAGATTATACTCTTGGTGGACGAGTAAAAAAACAAATAGGAGGAGGAAATTTTAATAATCCTAATTTTAATCAAAATGAACCTCCTGTAGGCACTACTAGTAATGAGCAACAGCCTCCTACGGGTAATGAGCAGCCTCCACAACAAACTTTTTCAACAGAGCGTCCTACAGATGGGCGTTTTGGGGTAGGCCATGAAGGTAAAAACTTAAGTGAAGCTGATGTTAATTATCTTAGCACCCAAGGAGTTACTGTTCAGGCTGATGGCTCAGTAGCTGCTGCAGACTTTAAAGCATGGGCTGATACTCGCGGAGGCGTTAGACCTCCTCCTGCAAGTACGGCAACTACAACTACTGGGGAAACTCCTGCAAGTACTGAGCCTCCCGCTGAAGAAACTCCAGAAGAGGCTCCTCCTCTTTCTTTTGACGAAGAAAAAAATGCTTATCTTAGTAATTTTATAGGAGTTGCTGATTGGGGGACTA